TGCTACTGTTTTTACAGCATCTGCTGCTACTTTTGGTATTAATACTATGAAGAAGGGTGGAGATGATGATGAGAAAAAAGAAGAACCACGCAGAGAGGAAGTTGTAGTGGAAACACCACTAGAGCAATTATCTGCAGAAGTTGCTTCAGTGGAGCCAACTCTTGAAGAAAGAGTTGAAGTTCTTGAAGGTCAAGTGCAACCACGCACGGGAGCATCATAATGTCCAAATCCGCAAACAAAAGCAAGAAAGGTTCTGGTGGAGCTGGTTCTTCTAATAATAAGAAGCAAAATTCTGGTAATGCTAATGCTAAAAAAGCAAAAAACGGTGGTAAGAAAAAGTGATAGAAATATTATTGGTTCTTTTCATTGGTAATTTAATTACTAGTGTTAGAATTGATAATATTGAATGTACTTCAAATTATGTTGGTGATAAAACGGATGGAGATGTAGGAATTATTTACCTGTGCAACTATGCCAAGAGAATGGAACACCCCAAAGAGGGAGTGTTGGAATGGTCCGATCCATAAAATACTTCAAGCAATAGATAATCACACCCGCCTTCATATGGAGACGGGTGATTTTTGGCATGAAGAACAGGCCCAGATCTTGAGAAAGTATGTAAAAGATTTGAAAGTCTGGATTCATAAACAAGAAGGATGGTGGGATGAATGAAAAAATTACTCACAACAATAGGGTTATCATTAACTTTAGCATTTCCAGCACTAGCAAATTCGCTGGAACCAAAACAACCTACGGTAAGACCGTATAGTGTTGAGGCAATGGGTTGTATGATTCTTTTGGAATGCACTGAAGGTGTTGAAAAATTATCTGTAGAAACAGAGTTTTTAAAGCATTCAGATTTTGATCCCTTCAGAGAAGAAATTGTAAGAATTATAAATGCTCTTAATAAACTTGAAATTCCTGTTTATGTTTCACCAGAAAGATATTTCACACCAAGAACAGTAGGACTTTATAAGCCAAACTATAATCGTTTCTTCATCAACGAAAATCTTGTAAAAGATCCTAGAGAATTCTTAGGAACTCTTCGCCATGAAGGTTGGCATGTTGTTCAGGATGCTATGGGAGGTGGATTGCAAACATCCTTTATGGCACAGGTTCATCAGGATAGTGAGATACCTGCTTGGTTAATGAAGATGACTAAACTTACTTATGAATCTATGATGCAAAGTCGTGCAGTTCCTTGGGAAGCAGATGCCAACTGGGCAGAAGAGCAACTCAACCAGACTGCAAGATATCTTGAAATGGTAGCTCAGGGTCCTCTTTGGGAACAAGTCACACCAACACCAATGACTAAGGAATGGTTGATTGGTTGTGGATGGATGAAACCAAGAGATGGTTTATATCCTTACTACCCAAATAAGAAAGTTCAATATTGCACTGAAGGTAAATACTGATGTCTGAGTTTCCTTGGGGTGTTCTAATATTATTATCTTGTGGACTTTCTTTTACTGCATATATCATTTACTACATATTAAAGTTAGCACACGAGGAGATGAAAAATGAAACATCTGAGTCTGATTCTATCAATCACAAGTCTGGGCATTAGTGCTGCAATTGGTGTGGGCGCTTACATTACTTACCAAAAAGCACAAAAGATTCTAGACAATCCAGAGGCATTTGTTGGTGCTGTTGTAGAAAAGCAAGTCAATAAAGCATTTGAGAAATTACCTATTCCTAAACTAAATACCAAAGAGTTTAAGTTACCTTTCTAATGTCAGACAAAGATCCTTATATCTATAGAATTAAATCAGTATATAAAGTTGTAGATGGCGACACTATTGATGCTGCTATTGATTTGGGGTTTGATATCTCTCTCACTAAGAGAATTCGTCTTGCTGGTGTCGATACTCCAGAGAGTAGGACAACTAATATAAAAGAAAAGGCACTTGGTCTTGAAGTTAAAGAATGGCTTAAAAAGAAACTAGAAGGACAGACTGATATTATTGTAAAAACAGAACTCCCAGATTCTACTGAAAAGTATGGTAGAATTTTAGGCCATATTTTTATCGGTGATAATGAAGTATCTGCAGTTAATAAGAAAAAGTCTGTCAATCAAATGATGATTGAAGAGGGGTACGCTTGGGAATATGATGGTGGAACTAAGAAAAAAGATTTTGCTTTGTTAGAATCAAAAAGACAAGCGAGCAGATAATTTCTTAGCAACTTTTTTAGCAGGGGCAAAGAGGGGTTTAAATCTTTCTTTGCCTTCTTTTGTGAATTTGTCTCTGATTACATCATCAATAATAATTTTATTATCAATCTCATAAAGAGCATTGATTTCTACTTGGTCTCTGATATATTGTTCTACATTAGATACTTGTTCTACTAGACGAGTTCCATCTGCAGAATATTCAAAAACATCTATATGCCCACCTTCTGATAAGACATAATGTAATACTGGTTTAACTTGTTTTATTTTAATCTTGAATTTATTCTTTGTTGCTTCTTTGATTAATGGTTCTGCTGCGTTTTTCAAAGCATTCAGAACAGTTGTGGATACTATTGTTGCAGCGGTTGTGACTACTGCGACAGCACCAGCCGTAGCAACAAGAGAGGGGTCAGGTAAATTAATATCGACTCCATATACTGAAAATGTAGGGTTTTTTGGTTTATCTGCTGGTATTTCTGCAATTGGTATTGGAGTTTGAGGTGTGGAGGTTTGAGCAACCTGAGGCAGTTGAGGGGAAGGGGTAGTATCTGGTAATCCTCTCTCTTTTTGCTTTTCTTCTTGCTGCTGCTTCTCACGTTCTGCTTTTACTGCAGCATCAAACTCAGATTGAGTTGGTACATTAATAACCGGATACTTGATTGCAGTATTTGGAACATTAACAATAGGAACTTCTAACCCCCGAACAATCGGCGCTTCAACTCCACGAATTTCTGGCCTATCTATTGTAGAAATTACGGATGGCCCAGAAATTCTATTAATATTTGAATTTGGAACACTAATCGGATTATTTCCGATTATTGGTTTTAAATTTGGATTATCAATTAGTTGTATTGGTTCCATTTGGATACCTCACAACTACGTCAGCACAGATCTTATAGTATGGACTATCTGGGTGAAATGTGACCCCCGCTTTAATTGCTTCCCCACATTTCAATAATCTCACTAATTCAAAATCTAATCTTGCTTTATCTGTTTCTGCTTGTTGTCTAGCGATTTCTGTTTCTGCTCTTTTTTTACATAAGTTCATTAAAGTTCCATCTAGTGGAATATTAAGTCCAGCAGAAATTCCCCAGTTGCCGTTGCGAGAAGCAAAACTTGCTGGATCGTCACTATCGTTTCCACTTTTCATAGCAAAGGGAGATACTGAGAATGTTGCACCCTGACAACTAACACCTCCACCATAAGTATTAACTGCATACGGTCCCTGCAATACTTGAACTGCTTGGTTCGTTACGTTACCTGTAGCAGATGCTGAGGGTCCTGCAATATTTGTATTACTTGGTGCTGGAGTGCTTTGTGCAAATGCAGTTCCAGTTGAAATTATTGCGTAAAGACAGAGATTGATGTAGTGGTTGATTGGGTTTCTGTAGTACGATCTATCCATGTTTCTTTAGCCACTCCAGGGCCGAGGTAGGTTTCACTGAACTGGAATGGAGCACCTTGAGTCATAATACTGTAATTTGCTCCCTGTTGAGGAGTGCCAGGAATATTAATATTAGTTCCAGTCACAGTATAAGATGTGCCAGTTGTATATTCAACTTGACGAATTGTTTCTATAATTTTTGTAGAAGATTCTGTGGTTGCATTGATTGTACCCCTAGTAAAATTAGGCACAACACTTTCAGCTAGGGCAGGATAAGAAAACCCTAGCAGGAGCAACCCTGCTAGGATATGTCTCATTTGAACACACTCAATTCGATTGTTCTTTGTCCTGTTGCTGTAGTTCCAGGGCCACCTGCTGTAACTGTAGGAACACCCGTTGGAGATAATGTTCCTGCTAGAGTACCTTTGTCTCCACCAAGTTGAGTGACACTATCACCATAAAGATTTGGTGAAGCAATCTGACCAGCAGTAACTGTTTGTGATGTTACATCTACATCTGCAGTTCTAGAGGTTTCTGAGAACTGGAATGCTTGACCCTGATTGTCTACTGAATATGAACCAGCAGTGCCAACTCCTCCAAGAGTTCCTGCTGTAATATTAGAACCAGAAACAGAATACTGTGCTCCTATTCTGGTTGATTGTACCGCTGCACCTTGCACACTTAGTTGAACAGAATCAGTAATTCTTGATGTGATTTCAGCAGCATTAACTGGGATAGCGAAGAATAACGAAAAGGCTAATAGAAGTCTTTTCATTTTCTTTGTTGTGATAAACACTACTATTATTTAGCAAGATGTCCCCATTTGGGAGGCTTGACGGGTGCTGGAAACCGTAGTATGATAAATAGGTAAACAAATGTTACGAATTCCTCATAATTCTTAACATTGCTCACACCCCGTAAACCGAGACCTCTAGGGTGTATAAATTACGTCTCTCATACCCAGTCTGAGGGTGACTGGGGAATAGTATCACCACCATTTCCCTGATGGTCTTACTACCTGTTTAAAAACAATGACTGCTACTCTTTCACGTCAACAATCACAATCAAATATTTGGGAACAGTTCTGCAACTGGGTTACCTCAACCGATAATCGTCTTTATGTTGGTTGGTTTGGAGTTCTAATGATTCCTTGCCTACTTGCGGCTACAACTTGCTTCATCATCGCATTTATCGGTGCTCCCCCTGTGGACATTGATGGCATCCGTGAACCTGTTGCTGGATCTCTAATGTACGGAAACAACATCATCTCTGGTGCTGTGATTCCTTCGTCCAATGCAATTGGACTGCACTTTTACCCCATCTGGGAAGCTGCTTCCCTAGATGAGTGGCTCTACAACGGTGGTCCTTTCCAACTGGTTGTGTTCCACTTCCTGATCGGTATCTATGCTTACATGGGTCGTGAGTGGGAACTTTCCTATCGTCTGGGTATGCGTCCTTGGATCTGTGTTGCTTACAGCGCACCTGTTGCTGCTGCTTCTGCAGTGTTCCTTGTCTATCCTTTCGGTCAAGGTTCTTTCTCTGATGCGATGCCTCTGGGTATTTCTGGTACGTTCAACTACATGCTTGTGTTCCAGGCAGAACACAACATCCTGATGCACCCCTTCCACATGCTTGGTGTGGCTGGTGTGTTCGGTGGCTCCCTGTTCTCCGCCATGCACGGTTCGCTGGTGACCTCCTCCCTGGTGCGTGAAACCACCGAGAGCGAGAGCCAGAACTACGGCTACAAGTTCGGTCAAGAAGAAGAGACCTACAACATTGTTGCTGCTCATGGATACTTCGGTCGTCTCATCTTCCAGTATGCATCGTTCAACAACTCTCGTTCACTTCACTTCTTCCTTGCTGCATGGCCTGTAGTTGGCATTTGGTTCACTGCTCTTGGTGTTAGCACGATGGCTTTTAATCTCAACGGTCTGAATTTTAACCAGAGTGTTCTGGATAGTCAGGGTCGTGTGCTCAATACTTGGGCAGATGTCCTTAACCGCGCTGGTCTTGGCCTAGAGGTGATGCATGAGCGCAACGCCCATAATTTTCCACTAGATTTGGCTGCTGCTGAAGCAACACCTGTTGCTCTGACTGCTCCTTCTATTGGTTGATACGATATACAACTTAAAACTGGGGTCTTCGGACCCCTTTTTATTTCGGAGAAAATAAATGGTTTCATCTACTTTACAACAACCAATTCAACAAAGGGGGTGGTTTGATGTCCTGGACGATTGGCTTAAGAGAGACCGTTTCGTTTTTGTTGGCTGGTCTGGACTTCTTCTTTTTCCCACAGCTTATCTTGCTCTTGGTGGTTGGCTTACTGGGACAACTTTCGTTACGAGTTGGTACACTCATGGGATTGTATCCTCCTATCTTGAGGGTGCAAACTTTCTTACTGCGGCAGTTAGTACTCCAGCAGATGTTATGGGTCATTCTCTTCTTCTTCTCTGGGGTCCTGAGGCTCAAGGGGATATCGTCAGGTGGTTCCAACTTGGGGGACTCTGGACTTTTGTGGCGCTCCACGGATCTTTCGCTCTGATTGGATTCATGCTTCGCCAGTTTGAGATTGCTCGCCTGGTGGGCATTCGTCCTTACAACGCAATCGCATTCTCTGGTCCCATCGCTGTATTTGTCAGCGTCTTCCTAATGTATCCACTGGGCCAATCCAGTTGGTTTTTTGCTCCTTCATTTGGTGTAGCAGCAATCTTCCGCTTCCTACTCTTTCTTCAGGGATTCCATAACTGGACTCTCAATCCTTTTCATATGATGGGAGTGGCAGGTATTTTAGGTGGTGCTCTGCTCTGTGCTATTCACGGTGCTACGGTGGAGAATACTCTCTATGAAGATGGAGAAAATGCAAACACTTTCAAGGCTTTTGAGCCCACGCAAGAGGAGGAAACTTACTCGATGGTTACTGCTAACCGTTTCTGGTCACAGATTTTCGGTATTGCTTTTAGTAACAAGCGTTGGTTGCATTTCTTTATGCTCTTTGTTCCCGTCATGGGTCTATGGACCTCTAGTATCGGTATCATTGGACTTGCTCTTAATCTTCGTGCTTACGACTTTGTATCTCAAGAGATTCGTGCAGCGGAAGATCCTGAGTTTGAAACCTTTTACACAAAGAACATTCTTCTAAATGAAGGACTTCGTGCTTGGATGGCTCCAGTAGACCAACCTCATGAGAACTTTGTGTTCCCAGAGGAGGTCTTGCCTAGGGGTAATGCACTCTAAAAAAATAAATAAAGGAGTTCTTGGAACTCCTTTTTTTATGTTCCTAATACTATTTTCTTTTATAGCATTTGGATTTTTCATGTTTATTATGTCTCTCTTACAAGACTTATGATCACTTCAGAAACACCTTATAAACTTGCAGAGATTATCAGAGATACTTGGCCTGGTCTCTATCGACCCGCCAAAAATAACAATCAAGAGAATACTAACCAAGATAAATATTTGCTAAGGGCTATAAAAAGGTAAAATAATGGCAGCATCACCATTAAATTTAACTGTAGAACAAGGAGTTGATTTTGAAGTTACGATTACAGTACGTAATCGAGATGGTAGTCCATTAAGTTTATTGAGTTATACTGCTGCTAGTAAGTTGAGGAAGCACTATACATCAACCACTTCATATGCATTTACTGTTACTTTTGTCGATAGGATAAACGGAAGAATTGCATTATCGATGAATAATGCTTTGACATCGACTATACCTGAAGGAAGATATGTATATGATGTTATTTTAACTTCTCCAAATTCCTTAAAAACAAGAGTTGTGCAAGGAACGGTTTTAGTTTCTGCAGGAGTTAGCTAATGTCAGACTACATTGCAACTATAGATGATGGTAATTATTATGATGTAAGATCAAATGAAGGTCTTATATCTTACAATCTTGGAGTTAATTATGAAATTCCAACAAAGTCAAATCAATATAATAATTTACGTTTAGATAATATCTCTGGTTCTTTTAATGGGTCTTCTCAATTATTTAATTTAACTGTAAATGGAGAACCATATTTTCCAGTAAATGAACAGCAATTACTTATTTCTGTAAATGATGTTGTTTTGAATCCAGGTGTAGATTATCAAATCTCTGGAAGTCAGATATATTTCATTAATCCTCCAGCAGCTGGCCAAGATTTTTTTGGTATTGCTTTATCCAATACCGCAGATCTTACAAGGACTGTTAATTTTGTATTAGATAATGGATCATTAGATATTACTACTGGTTCAAAAGGTTACTTAAATATTGATGTTACGGGAACAATTGAATCTTGGATGTTGGTATCTGAAGATACTGGATCAATTGCAATAGATATTCAGAAGACTCGATATGATCAATTTCCAAATGGATTTGCATCTATCGTTGGATCAGAGTTTCCTGTATTAAATAATCAAAGAAAAAATAAAGATGATAATTTGAGCACTTGGAATACTCAAATTACTGCTGGTGACATATTGGATTTTAGAGTATTGTCATGCACAGGAATATCAAAATGTTCTGTATTTTTTAGATTGAGACTGTAAATCTATTAGAATTTAAATTTATAAATATAAGAAGAATAACAAATTGTTGCATTCCAACAAGGGGAGAATTGTAGATGGCGCTATTAGTTCACGATAACGGAGAACTTCAATCACTGAGGTATTTGGTAAATAGCAATAATAATGTTCCTAGAAATCTGATCCTCAAACTATATTCAAGTTCTCATAACACTAATGGAACTCCTCTTGAGGGAGATGTTCCTTCCCAAACAGCTTACTATGAGCCATATGATGCTTCTGGATTAGTCGGATACGGTTCAACCCCAGTGACTGGATATCCTCAAGTTGTCAATAATAGAAATGATCAAGATTATTCCAAGCAGTATGGAATTCTTCTTGATGGTTCAAGATGGAATGTAAGAACCATTACAACTGCTATCAAAACGACGACTGGTAGTGGTAACATTAATGAATATACAATTACTGTTGCCTCAGTAACTAATATTTCTGTTGGTCATTATGTTAGTGGTGGTGGTGTTGGTGCTAATGCAACAGTTTGTGCAATTAACGGAAATACCCTTGTTCTTTCAGTTGCAAACACCTCTTCATTCTCTAACCAATCTCTTGACTTTGGTGTAGGAACTACAACCGCATCATACCCTGAACAAACATTTACCTTCAGTGATGCAGCTAATAACCAGTATGGTTATTATTTGGTAAGAGCAAATAACATGCCATACACTGTAAATGGAGTTCTTCATGCTGCTTCGGTTTCTGTAAATACTGGCGTTGCTAAGACTGGAACCATTGGTGTTATTGGACAGAACTACATAACTCTCTATGAAGAAAAGGCAACACCAACTATCAGTGGTTCTGCAAATCTCTTCTCAATCGAAGTTAGCAGCTCAGTAGGAATTGCTACAGGTCAAAGAGTGATTGGCGTTGGTATTGCTTCAGATGCAAGAGTTGTTGGTGTTCAAACTGGTAGTCCTAATGATGTTGCCATTCTTGATAAGAGAAACACTGGCGCAGTTTCTGGTGTAGGAACTTTCTTTAAGAATGTAACTGAAAATATTACTGTTGGTATGGGTGTAACCCACGGATTCCTTGTTGGTCAAACTGATGGTATCCCTGCAAATACAAAAGTTACTGGTATTAATGAAAAGAACGGAGTTGTTTATTTAAGCAACTCACTTACCAATAACATTCAGGCAGCAACTGGAGATACTCTATACTTTGGTTCAAGTAAAGTTACGATGGCAAACCATGGACTTGTTCCTGGTGATGTCATCTACATAGCTGCAGGTGCTGCAAATACAACTACTTCTTCTTCAACATATACTATTTTTGAAACTCCTGATAGTAGCACATTTACAACTACTCCTGCTCTTGCTGGTGTAGGAAGTGCAACTCTATACAGCAGCATTATGTTTGCTGAGAAGTTTACAAATGGTCCTTACAACATTCAGAATAACGGAGACCAAATTAAGGTAACTCTCAACATCAGTCTCGATTGATTGATTAAACTGATATCTACATTATGGAGGGGTTGCCTAAGCGATCCCTCCTATTTTTATATTGTAATAAGTTCATATGTCATTGTAGGTTATGGCAGTTTTTTCTTACTCTTCTGAATTAGAAGGAAAAAATGTTAATATTTTTTCAAATTCTTCTGAATTAGAGGAGAAGAATATTCATGCGTATAATGAATCTTCCGCAATTTATAT